GTTTGATCCAATTAAAATCTGGTAGTTTAGTGATATGTGCATCCGCTTCATTACTTCCTAAGAACTGGCAAGAATCTTCACCGTAAATATTAATGCCACCGTACCCGATAGCATCAGGAGATATTTCTGTGTAAGCAGTATGTGCAGCAAGGACAATACGACCATAAGTCTTTTGATCGAAACGATACTCCAAAATGTTAGGGCGATAAACCATACCACCAGAGACCCCAATGAAGTCAGCTTGGACAATACCACCGATGCGAGGAAGATGATGCAAACATAAACGAAGAATGTCCGCCAAACATCCTTTGTAATGCGTGTCAATGTCGGTCTGATCATAACAAATTTTTACTTTTATTTTATTGAATACAGACTTAGTTCCAACAAAGAACTTACCATTACGAGGATCAGTTCCAAAGACTATAGCAGGTGCACCATCCCATTTGACAGACAACTTGGGATTGTTCATCACTTCGTTGACAGCATTAGTCACTTCCCTACGACCAAAGAAAACTAAGTCTTCAAGGTGGTCAAGGTGTTTGTTGGGCATGTCGTCTGTGTCTATACCATTAGTATAGCACTCCAAAGTAGAATCCATAGTGTAGGTGTGCCAGTTTATAAAGTGTCTACCAAGGATCTCCAGACATTTTCATACTACTTGCTAATTTCTCAGACTCATATTTAAACCTCATCTTTAATATTTTTTTATTACCTGCCTTAACTCCAATAGATTCATTACCAACTTTTTCAAACATAATTTTGTTTTCCATAAGTGCTTTTAACTTAGGGTTGTTTAATGGATCTTCTATATCAGCAGTAAAAGGATTCTTAGTTCCTTTACCTGTGACCTTTACATATGGAGGATACAAGTCTGCACTGGCATCAATCCAACTCTTCATAATATAAGTCCTTCTCTTTCCTTGGTCAAGTTTGTTTACTGTTTTTAACATAAACTCTCTCATCTCATTTAGAACTGCTTGACCAACCTTTTCAGTAACCATCTTGGTTGCCTTATTTTTTCTGATCGCACTCTTTCTACTACTTGCTGATTGAGGTAGATCAAAGTCTTTAACTATTTCTTTTATTGCTCTCTTATTAATATCGTTTAAGTCTATTCCCAAATCCTTTTCTACAGTACCTACACCAGGATTCTTAAATCCTATATCACCTTTACCAGATGTTGACTTGGCAGATAAACCAAGAAACCCACCACGTTTGAACTTGATCAAAACGTCAGTAGGATTCTTTTTCTGATTAACATCTACACCAACTACCGCTTTAAAAGAAAAGCCAGGTCTTGCTGTCCAATATACTTTTTGAACACCTTCATAACCATGCTTCTTTGCCCACATTAGAAAGTCTTTAGACATAACAGTAGCACGACCAACTTGCTGAATGATTTGTTCCTCAGTAAGAAGTTCTACCTTTTTCTTGTATTGTGATTCTGATGCAGAGTCAGGAAATTTATTTTTGTTTAATGCAAAAGCACAATATATTTCATTGACATCTGCTAGGTCTGTATTCCGTGCCATTAGTTACGCAGGTCTCCACTTAATTATTTATGTTCTTCTCAAAATTTTCTAGTGCAGCATCTATAGCATCAACTGGTTGGGTCATATTCTTTTCTATCTGTTCTATTCTTGCATTTCTTATAAACATATGTTCTATACCCATGAGATGATTTACATTCCATATATCTATCTCTCCATGTAATGTTTCTTTAGGCAATTCCACTTGTTCTGCCTGTGCTGCAGCACACCATGCTACTGCAGCGATCATCATAGAAGCATAGATTTTTATCATACCCATTCTGGTTTGCGTGTTGGATCACGAAGATAATTAGTTGATACCCAAGGTTTAGATGCAATGTATCTTTTATATGCAGTAAAGATATCAATACTTGTATCGTATTTAAACTGATCAGGACCTGCAAAAGCAAAGTCTGTAGGAGGAGGACAATCATCAAAGATGATATCAGCACACTCAATAGTATATTGACAACTGTGTGTCTTATTATATCTATGTGTATACTCAGCACATAAAGCAAGTCCGTGGTCAATCAACCAACGAAAATTTGTCTGTGCCCAGATAGTACAAGGATGATTACGGAATGCACCTTTGTCTGTTTTGTATGGTGAACCATCTACTTTAGGTAGAACACCAAAACCATGACCCCACTTTTCTGATGCAACAATAGATAGCATCTGACAAGTTTCTAGGGGCATTTTTACGACGTGCTTGTCGGGAAGAACCTGTGCCGATGCAACAGGATCTGGGGAAGTAACGAATATGTTCATGCGTTTAGTCTAACGCATCTAGGTTAGAAAGTCTACCCTTTGGTTTTTCTTCTGTAGCAAATCCAACAGGTTTCGTTTCATTAGCTCTATTGTATCTAACTATAGAAGTCAAGGCATCCATGACTTTTAAAATTTCTTCTGGTTTAGGATCTTCACCTAGTTCCCTTGCAACATAATAATACTTGTCAAAGAACTCTTCACCAATTTCTATAAAATCTTTAACTGTAATTTTTTCACTCATACATCACCGTCCTGACGATTCTCAGAATAGTGTACATCAAACTCCCCACCAGGATATCTGCTCTTCAACTTCTCTACATTCATTTCAATGATCTCTTCTGGTGTAGTGTCTAAGAGAATACATGCTTGGATAAAATACCACATGATGTCACCTAGTTCACGTTTCATATGAAATAGATTTTCTTTAGTAACTGGTTTACCTTGGAATATAATCTTCTTCACAACTTCAGTAAACTCACCTGCCTCAGCAGATAATCCTAATGCAGCAGTCAATGCTCGATGACTATTAAAGTCTTTAGAATATAGTTCAACTAATCGCAGTTGAAATTGACCACCATATTTACTCTCTTGAGACGTAACAGCGTCTACAAATTCAGTATACTTTTTGAAATCAATCATACTTTAGTTCTTTAAATGATTTTTTAGCGTTGAAACGTTTGACAAGATCAACCTTCTCTTCTTCTTGTCCAGAGTTAACAAGGTCGTCTTGAGCAGACTCCTCTACATCATACAATCTCATCTTCGCTCTGTCAATACCTATACAAAATCTCTTATTCATTGTAGGGTCGTTGTATCTATTCTTCAGTTGCTTGACCATAATCTGATTCATCCCTTCTAACTCTTCGGTAGAAATAAGAGCAAACATAAGGTCAGCAGTTGCAGGGAGACCGAAAGACTCACTTGTGTCAGTAAGATCAACATCACTACTCCCAAAACCCGCACGAGTAGTCTGAGTAGCAGAGACGATTGGTACTTTAGTCTCAACTGCGAGACCACGGAGTTCTTCAGCAATAGCTTTAACATAGGTATATGAGTTTACTATAGATCCTTTATACCTCTGTGAAGCACAGATGTTTAGATAATCTACAAATATTATATCAGGTTTTATACTTCTTTTCAAAGCGAGGTCACTAAGTAATGATTTAAAATGTCCTACATGTGCAGACGCAGTAGGGTATTCTTTAATGATTAACTTGCCTTGTGTCTTCTTACTTAATGATGATATCTTTTTCTCAAACATTACTTTAGGAAGATCAACTATTTTTTGAATGGGTATATTCAAAAGGTTAGCATCTATTCTTTCGGCAATCTTTTCTTCAGCCATCTCAAGGGTAATATAAAGAACATTCTTACCTTGGAGTAAACAAGAAGCAGCAACATGACACATAAAGAGAGACTTACCCACACCAGTACCTGCAAGAGCAATGTTGAGAGACTTATTACAAAGACCGCCTTTTGTGATCTTGTTGAAGAATTCCAAATCGAACGGAATCTTCTCTTCTTTTTGATGATAGAACTCATACCTTTCTTCTGCATCTGACATGTAATCATGACCAACAGACTGATCGAAAGATACTCCTAACGCTTCCGAAAGAATCGAAGGAATAGCACCTTTATCTTTCTTGGAATCCTGTCCGTCAGCAATCTTAACAGATTCCATAAGCGATAGGTAGATCGCACGCTCTTGACACCACTTTTCTGTAGTATCCACGAGCCAATCGTATTCCGAGGGATCATTGGAAAGGACATTTAAAACCTCAACTGTTTCTTTAAATTGATCTTCGGATAGATCACTTCTTTCTTGACATTCAATACCAAGGGCATTTAAAGATGGTAGTGCATCATACTGAGTTACATACTCATGGATTTCTAGAAAGATAACCTTATGAGATCTGTCAGTAAAATAATCTACCTTCAAGAAAGGAAGAACCTTCCGTGTATACTTCTCATTATAGAGAAGATTGCTTAGAATTGTGACTTCTAAATTCATAGGTAGTGTAAATAAGTTCCAACGATATACTTGTTGTCTGACTCAGGAGGTAGACCTGCATGACGGTATTGCCATGTGGAAGGAAACATAAGAACTCTACCTGTTTGGGGAGCAATCGCTTCTCCTAATCTAGGAAAAAATGTTTCTCCACCTACTGAGACATTGTTTAAGTATAGGAATAAAACTAAAAATCTGCGAGCAGAATTGTAGTCTCCTACATCAACGTGATCTTTGAATTGATCATGACCGTTATTATTATAATACTTTACTCGGTATTCTTCAAACGAATACCTTGAAGGAAAGTCAACCTCAACCTGTAAGGAGTTCATATACAACTGGATACAATCAACAAATACATCTTGTATTGTTTTTTGTATACTCATCCAAAGAGGATCTTTATCAAGATACCTCTGTGATATATTTACCTCAGTAAATGAAGGTCTTTGCTCACGATCAATAACAGTTTTATCTGTATTGTTGTACGCTTCAATTACAGAATCACAAAATGTTTTTTCAAACATTTGATCATACACCTTAATGTAATCTTTTAGATTAGTTGCCATAGCGAAACTCCTTGGCAGCAGCTTCGTCTAATTTATTCATTACTTCTGTTGTGAAGTATTTGTCAGGATCCTTGAGAATAGCAGAAGGATAGACGCTAGACTCCCCAACAACAATACGGTTTCCCTTACGTTCAAAAACTCCATACTTCTCACCCAGT